CCCTTGACACCCCTCCGCCCGCCTCGGGTACCCTCCGTCGGCAGAGATGCCCTTCTCTCCAGACCAAGTCCAAGAGCTGGCAGTAGCGGTCGCCACCGCGATCGCTGCCGCCGCCGGCGTCGGACACTTCGCAGGGAAGCGCGCCGCTGGCTCTCAGCTGGAGAGCGCCGACTCGGGCCTCACCGCGCTCACCGCGCGGCTCGACGGGAAGGACGGGATCGAATCCCATCTCGCCCGGCTGGACGAACGCGTCACCCGCACCGAGCGGGACTACCGCGACCTCTCCGGCAACCTCGCCATCGAGGTCCGCCGGCTGGAAGACGTGATGGACCGCGGGTTCTCTGGGGTGCACCGCCGCCTCGACGACCTCGGCGCCTACCCGCAGCGCCGGCGCCGGGATGACCGCGGGGGACAAGAGGGAACATGAGTATTTTTGGGAGTATCTGGGGGTTTTTGAAGGGCAAGAAGACCAAGATCGGCGGCGCCCTGCACGTAGCCGGGAAGATCGCCACCGCGCTCGGCAAGCCCCAGCTCGGCGAAGCCCTCGAGCACATCGGCACCGTCGCGATCGCGGTCGGGCTGACCGATCAGGCCGTCGACTCCACCCGCGAAGCCGTCACCGGGGAACCCCCGGATGGCCGCTAGGCTCTCTAGGAGGCCCACCATGCGATTTTCCCCCTACCCTGCATACCTGACCCGCCTGGCCCTAGCGGCTGCTCTCCTAGGAGCCTCCTGCGTCGTCTGGCACGGCTGCGGGTACATTGTCCCGGACCCCGCGCCCCACCCGCGCCCCGAGCCGCGCCCGCGGGTCGAGGTCACCGCCACCCCCGCGCCAACCCTGGCTCCGCGCGCTGCCGCGACCTCCACCCCAACCACCCCCCCGACCCCAGACCCGCACAAGTCTGTGCTGATCGCCTACTTCGACAACGGGCCCAAGGGCAACCGAATCAACGTCTGCGGCAAGCTCGGAGACCAACCCTGCACCTGCGGGCCGGGAGGTACCGCCGGAGTCGCCACCCCGGACCACCGCCTCTACCGCTGCGTCCAGTGGGACTCGACCCTGAAAATCTGCCGGGACCCCAGCTGCTCTCAGCAGGTCCCGTGCGACACCGACCACCCCACCTGGTACGACTCGGTCTGCAACCACCGGGACTACGATTCCGCCGCGGGCCCGGCCACCTACACCTCGTCGACCGGAGCTCTCCTCCGCCCGTCCTGGGGTGGGTATCAAGCTTGGGTAGAGGTCCCACCGGGAGGCCGCACCGAGGTCACCACCTGCACCTCCGTCCCGCATATCGCTGCCGATGGCACCTCGTGGCCCGTGCTGAGCACCGGCTGCCACTCAGTGGTCAAACAGATCCAGTGAGGGCTGGGAGCTACCGCTAGTCCTCGGGTAGCTCCCCCTCCACCCTGTTCAGCCTCGCCCCCGCGCGCGTCTTCGGCTCGTCCACCCAGATGCTCACCCTCCGCCGCAGGGCATGCGCCTCCGCCTTGGTAGGTCTTTGGTCCTCCGGCGCCGCCCACCTACCGCCCCGCGCTGCGGCCCACGCCACCACCCCGAGGTAGTAGGTCGCCCCGCACTCCGGGCAGGCGTATCTCGCGAGTCTCGGCTCCCAGATCCTCGCGGGGGTGAGCTCTCCTACCGCCTCGGTGTGGTCGCACCCCGGACAGGCCAGCTCAAAGGAACGGAGGCGAGCGAAGAAACGCTGGGGAGAGGTGGGGGCGGGGGTGGGGGCTTGGGAGCTCACTTGGCAGGCGGCCCCAGCGCGGCGCGGATCTGCGCGAGGGCCGCGTCAACGACTGCTTGCACGTGCCGCCACGCCTGCCAGTCTTGACCGTCACATGCGTATGAGATGGCATCCGACCGTAGGCCGACAAACGTTTCCTGTGCCGCGTTCAGCGCCTCTCGCATCTGGTCCTGCTGGTCGGCCAAGGCGCAGGCTTCCTGCCTGCTGACGTAGATCCATGGATGCCCGTCGCTGTCCTCGTTTGGATCATCCGCCCGCCGCCTCAATTCCTCGGACGATAGGGGCGGGGTCATGCTGTTCTCCTCGCGCAGTGCGACCGCCACATATTGAAATTCGCAACGCACGGCGGCTGTCCAGCCGGAAGATACAGCGCACTCCCGAACGGCCGGTAGGAATGTGCCTCCCAGCAATCGGCGCAGAAGTAGGCTGAATGTACGGAGCAGTGCCCGGCCGGAATAGGTATTTCGACCTTACAGCACTCGCAGGTTTCGAGGCTCATGATCTCCTCGCGCGGATTGCTGCGGCCACTTCAGACTTCAGAAACCAAGGCCCATCTGGATCTTTTATGAGCATGCCGTCGAGTACGTTGACGGTGTACCCATCACGTAACGCATCGACCGCCTTGGCGATCTGCTCCCTCTCCTCCTCCGCGCGCTCGTCGCCGTAGGCCTGGAGTTCGCGGGCGAAGTCATCGCAGGTGCAGACGCTAGGCCAGAATCTTCCTAGAGCGCCGTACTGTGGCCGATCTCCATGCGCAGGGCACGCACGTCTCGCGCGTTCGGCGACGATGAGGGTCATTCTTGCCTCGCGTGGACCGCACACAGATCGTCCTGCACCACGTAGTAGCGCTCACCACAGAACGGGCACAGCGCGTCGTCGCCAGAGAAGGCCTTAAGTAATTCCCGAAGTTCCTTTTTGTCGAAGCGGCGCTCCAGTACTCCGACCGCGTCTTGAACGCTGCACCCCATCTCCTGCGCTAGCGAGTGACGACGGGCTTCCTGCTCCTGCTCCACCAGCGCGCGGGCATGCCTATCAAACTCCTCCATCGTGCAGCCGGCGCAATTCCATGGATCACGCGCTTCGCCCAGCTGTGCATGTAGGCACTTGCGCGCATCCAGCGCCGTATTGAACGCCCGCGCCGCCTCGCTCGGCTCACTCATCTCGCTCATCTCGCCCACCCCTTTCCATCGCACCCCGGACACTTCTTCGGCCGCCACTCCCCCACCCCGCCCGCTCCCGGCTCGCCCCTCTTCCCCCGCCCGACCTCCGCCTGCTTCTCTTTCTTGTCCCCGAACCCTCGTCCCCGGTTGTCCCTCACCACCCAAACCCACCCGCACTTCAAACACCTCCACCCGAGCACCCAAACCTGCGCGGCCCCCTTCGGGGTGTCCGGGTGGATGATCTCCCCCAGCCTCCCAGCACGCTGGCGCTTGGGGATCTCCGGTGGCTTGGGCTCCCGTCGCCGCGCGGGCAGCTCCTCTTCGGGCCAGAGCTCGTCCGCAGCCCCGGCCTCTACTTCGTCGTCTTGGCTTTCGTCCTTGTCCCAGTAGCCCACAGGTATCTCCACCCCACCAGTCCCACCAGCCCCATCACCACCACCCCAGCCACAAACCCCTGCTCGAACGCGATCTCCGGGGTTGCGAGCATCTACTCCTCCCCTCCCAACACCATCCACTGCTCCTCCAGGCGCTCTGCCCCGCCGTCCACCTCATCAAGGTCCCCCGTGGCCCACGCGATCGCGTAGCACACCACCCCGATCCCTGCCAGCCCGATCACCAGCCCCACCGCGCCGAGCCCCAACTCCGCCACCCAGAGGCTGATCACTCCACCCTCCATCTCTCGATCCACACCCGGTCTACCCCGTTGGCCTTCTCCCAGAGCCCTACCAGCAGACCGTCCGCCGGGATGGTCTTGGCGCCGTCTCCCGCGCGCTTCACGGCGTACCTCAGCGCACGCGTCGGCACCTCGGTGGTAGCGGCCCCGAACACCGCGCGTACGCCTCCGCCCTCCCCCCGCTCTCCCTCGAGCACCACATACGCATATCCCTTCCCCCTGTGCTTCGTCATCTCCCCGCTCTCCTCTCTCCCTCTCCTGGCCTCATCAGTGCTGGCCTTACCAGCAGACCGCCCGGGGCGCTAACCCTTGGCGGTTTCGGCCTTCTAGTGCATCACCCCCTCCCTGATTTCGCGCAGCCGCTTCGCCGTCTTACGGCCGTCGAACATATCCGCTTGGCTGTCTAGCTCTTCGTTGTACATCGTGTTGGCGTCAACCCAGTCAGCTCCCAGCTCCGCCATAAGCCACTGGACGACGGCTGACGGGTCGGTGGTTTTCTCCGGGTGTACGACCTCGTGGGCAGCCATCAGAACCCCCCCGCCATTTCAAAAACCCCCCGCGCCGCCCGCTCCACCTCGACCCTCCGATCCTGCCACTGCTCCTCTCGCGCGACCTCGGTCAGCCCGTTCCCGACCCCCCACGCGCTCAGCGGATCCCCATACCACCCCTCGTGCAGCTCCGCGCGCTCCACCCCGGCCTGCAGCGTCCCCTTCGGCAGCTTCACCTTGGCGAACAGCAGATCCAGCAGCGCGTCCTTGTCGGCCGCCAGCCGATACTCCCGCATCCGCTTGATCCTCGCCTCGTCCTCCGCGGCGCTCCGCTCCTCCCACTCCTTGAGGGCCACCGCATACGCCCCCCACGCCTTTCCCGCGGCATCGCCCACATGCCGCACCTCGACCTCCCGCACCTCCTTCACCCCCCAGAGGTTGTGGTTCCCGCAGATCCACGCATAGAGACACGTCAGCATCCGGAACTTCCGGTCCCCGCACTCCCCATTGCTGAAGATCACCGCCCGGCTCAGCCCCCCGCCCGGCAGCGCCTCGAAGATCCGTCGGTCGTTGTCCACCAAGAGCGCGAACATATCCCGATCGCTCGCGTAGAGGCCCCTGGTCTTCCCCCCGCCCGGCAGCGCCGTCTCCGGGCCCGGATTCCACCCGTCCGCTCCCAGGTCGAGGAGCCTGCTCGTGATGTCCTGATCCCAGATCCGCGCGTAGTCCGGCCCGGTCAGCGCCCGCACCGTCACCATCGGCATCTCCCCCCTGTCTGCGGGGTCCGTCTTGGCGAGGTCGAGCAGCAGCTTGCACTCCCCGACCTCTTCCCCCTTCTCGGCCAGCCGGTTATTCAGCACCTGCCCGGCGAGCGTCGGCGGGAGCTCCCGCATGAACCCCGCGGGGGCGCCCACCCGCCCGCACAGCTGCCCGAAGCTCCAATGCGTGAACCCCGCGCTGACCCCGCTCTTCCCGACCAGCCGGATCTCGCCGTCCCTCACCTCGGTCCTCAGGTTCTTGTACTCCCCAGGCACCACCTGCGCGCGGTTGGTCCGCGCCTTCACCGCCTCGTGCAGCGCCTCCAGGCTGAGGTAGCTCTGGTCCGCCGGCCGCACCATCCATTGGCGCGAGGCGTCGCCCAGCATCCCGCCCTCCACGTCGAACCTGCCCTGCACCGTCCCGGGGGTCTGCGTCGTCTGCGTGCTCATCTCTCTACTCCTTGCTCAGCCGACTGTGCCGCGCCAATCGCGGCGACCGTGGCTGCGTTTTTGAATCTTAGCCGCCTTCTCCGGCCCGTCAAGTCCCGATTTTCCCGAACCCCGATCACCTCCCCGCGGCACCCTTCAGCACTGTCTGGTACGCCCTCCGCACCATCTCCCTGAGCGTCGCTACATCCATCGGCTCCCTCACCCCTGCTTTGGTGAACTCGTCCACCGGCCACACCTCGAAATCCCTGCTCTCCCCCTCCCTGATCTCGAGCAGCACCAGCGGCCACCCCCCGAGCGGCCGCAGCACCGTGGCCTTCAAGCTCCTCCCCTCCACCCACTCCCCGGCTTTCACCCCAACCGTGAACCTCTCCCCACCGCGCTCGACATCCCCGAACAACAAATCCCTCAGCACGATCCCGTAGTTCTGCGCGATCGCCTTCTCATGCTCGATCAGCGCCTCCCACTCCTTCACCTTGCGCTTGCTCGGGGTGGGGTTCACCTCGGGGGGCTTCGCGTAGTACCTCACTCCTCCACCTCCTCCACTTCCTCGATCACCCAGCACTCCGCCATCTCCTCCGGCCCGGTCTCTGCCAACCTCCGCACGATCTGCTCCGCCATCACCCGATTGAACTCGTCGGGGTGCACCGGCTCCATGATATTCACCACCAGCGCCACCCTCACGGTGAACATGTTGGTGTGCTCACAAACCTCCAACGCCTTCCTGGCGTGCTCCCGCAGCCGCTTGTCCTTCCCCGCAGCGTTCTTGAAAACCAACCTCAGCGCCGCGCTGTCATCGGCCAGGATGCCTTCCGCATCCAACGCCTCGATCTCCAACCCGCGGATCTCGGTCTGGAAGATGTCCCAGCCCTGCCTGTGTGCCAGCCTGCGGTCCCTCGCGGTCCATACCGGCTTCTTCGGCTTGCGCTTGCGGGTGACCACCTGCTCGTTCTTCCTGCTCATGCCTCTACCTCCCCAATCGCTTTGGTCGCCACATACGGCGGCGGCAGCCTGCAAATCTCACAGCTATGCCACTCTGAGCGCTCCCGGAAAGGCCACCTGTCCGCGCTCCTGGTCGCCCCGCAGTCATGGCAGTGGTCGTAGTATTCCCCCAGCTCAACCTGGGCTTGCGCATGCGCACACCGCGGCACCGGCGGCCCGTAGACCTCGAGTTCGATCTGCATCTGATCCCTCCGGGAGCCCCTCCAGGGAGAGGCCCCCGCAAGGCTTCAGACCTTCATCACCGTCCTGTCCTGCCTGCTCAGCACCAGCTCCTTCATCCCCGGGAGCCTCGGGTCTGCCTCCGCCCGCTCCGCCCAATGCTCCAGCACCTTCGCGTTGTACCTCGTCGCCTCTTGAAGCAGCGCCCGGGTACTCCCCGTCCCCACCCCGATCAGCCGCGAGACCATGCCCTCTCGCTCCCTTCGGCTCTCGACGCTCACCCGCAGGTAGTACCCACGCTTCCCGCCGAGCGCCCCGTCGCTCCACTCCACCTCGATCATCAGCACCCGCTGGTACTCCTCCCCACCGAACAGGTGCTTCCCCAGGGGCTCGATGCTGAGGGTCTTGTCCCTACGCGCGCTTGCCATCCCGCCCCTCCGCAACCCTCAGACACGCATCCCACGTCTTCGCCCCTACCCGCGCCCCGATCGTCCCCAACCTGGCGCCCTCCGCGATGCTCACCACGCCACCGCGTTTGACCGTCCAAACCCGCCCGTGTTGATCCTTCGCCACGATCGCTCCGCTCGTCTTGCTCATATCCCTCGCTCTCCTCTCTGGCCCTCAGGCCCTCAGTCGTGGTCGTACATCCCCGTCGCGGTCGCCGCGTCGTACGGCGGCCCATCGCTTACCCTCGCGCCGAAGGCAATCGCCTCGGCCCTCCGATGCACCAGGGCCAAGGCCTCCTCGAGCTGCAGGAACACGTCCTTGGGTATGAAGTACCCGAGCTGGACCCCACCCCGGAAGGTGCTCCTGGTGTACTCCTGTGCCTCAGTGACCAGATCCTCCGCCGCCCTCTGCACTCCCAGCAGCGCCTGGTCCAACTCCGCGTCCACCTGCACCGTCTCGGCCTTCGCCATCTACCCCTCCCTCCCCTCTCTCGGCCCCTGCTTGATCTTCCCGCCCCACCTCGTCGGGGCGAACCCGCCCTTGCTCAGCCAGTTGTCCAGCCCGATGACCTTGGAGGCCAGCTCTTCGGCCAAGACCTTGGTCCCGCCCGTGTGCAGGATGTCGTCGGCCAGCTCGATGATCTCCTCCAGCGCCTTGTTCGGGTCCATCTCACCCCCTCCTCCCTGCCCTCTCCTACTCCACCCTCAGCCCGTCCCCGACCATCCCCTCGACCAGGGCCAGGGCGTACCTCGGCTCGACCACCAGGCCCTGCCCCCACCACATCGCCCCCTCCTGGATGTTCTCGTCCATCCACTCCTGGGCCTCGCCCGTCACCGGGATCACCAAGAACAAGCTCCCGTGGTTCTGGACCCGCACGTCCGGGCCCGCGTACTCCCGCGCGGCCTGCTCCGCGCCCTGCGTGTCCTGCTGCGCCATCTCCCAACCCTCCCCCCTCGTCCAGATTCCAGAATCCAGAATCCAGACATCCTCTCTGGTCCTGGCCCATCCCTGCCCGCCTCCTCCGGCCTCGCCTAGGCCCACAACTAGGGGGACTGTGGCATTGCTGACACAATCCCCTAAGTTCTAGGTCTAGAAGACCTTCCGGCTCTCGCCCTCTCCCTGCTCGCCCTGCCCCTGCTCCTCGGCCTTATCCGCCTTGGTGCTGAGCTCGGCCCTGTGCGCCTGGATGAAAGCCTCGATCTGGGCCTTCTGGGCCAAAAGCCTCGCCCACTGCTCGGCGTAGAGCGTCACGGGCCACCGGCCCATGCCGTACACGCTGACCGCGCCCTTCTGGGACACGCGGAGGGTCAAGTGCTGCGGGGTGTTGGACTTGGCCTGGCGAAGTGCCGCGTTCTCGGCGCGGAGGCGCTCGATCTCGGCGAGAACATCGTTCGCGGCGGAGTAGTCGTTGGTGCTGCTGCTAACCTGGGTAGCCATGTGCCTGCTCTCCTATCTCTCGCCCCGACTGTGGGTTAGGGCCAATCCCTACCCGACCGTGGGGCCGCTCGGCGACCGCCTCAGGCGGCCGACGCGACGCTGCATTGCGATCCGCGTGCCAACTCGCGCAAACCCTTTAGAATCAACAAACCGGGTGGATCTCCCGACGGGCGCTTTTCCCGAAATGTCCGAAAAGCTGCCATTTCCGGCAATTGTTCCCGGCAGAAAATCGGACACATGTCCGATTTTCGGACATAACGCGCGGGCGCGCGGCCCCTCTCCCACCCCTCCCCCACGCTCTCTCCCTCGCCCATATCCTCCCGCGCGCACGCGAGCTCGCGCGGCGCGCACGTCCTCCCCCATCCCTCACCCCACTCCTAGCCCCCGCTGTAGTCGTAGGCCAGGTAGTCCTCGTGATTGTTCTAGGGGAGGGGGAAGGGTAGGGGGTTGTTGGGTAGCTGTACTGACCGCTTAAAATCTCGTTGACAAGCATTTCCTAATTTTTTATTATTTAGTCGCAATGGAGGAGGACAGTATGGGCAGGAAGATGCTACGTACAGATACCTACTACGCACAGAACAAGGAACGTGTGCTGGCGTACGCCAAGGACTACTACCGGGTCCGGAAGTTCTTGGAGAGGTTAGAGTTGCGGTTCTCTGCGTTACCGCGGATCTATCAGCTCTTTTGGGCGCAAGTCGACCGCGGAGACGTAAAGTCCTGCTGGCGCTGGCTCGGGCCGCTCAGCGAGAAGGGCTACGGGATAACCGAGACCTGCGGTATTACCGAGCGCGCACACCGTGTTGCGTGGGAGTTGTCTCGGGGTACGACTGCCCCGCAGGGTAAGGTGGTCATCCACAAGTGTGACACGCCTGCGTGCTGTAACCCGTTGCATCTTAGGCTGGCTACGCACGCAGACAACGTCGCCGACTGCATCGCCAAGGCGCGACGTGCGGACTTCTCGGGGGAGAACAGCCCACGGGCCAAGCTGTCGGACGACCAGATCGCCTGGCTTCGCGACGAATACGCTGCACGTGGTGGTACGTGGCTGGTTTGTAAGCAGCTAGCTGATGAGTTAGGGGTGACGCCGGGGCACGTCAACAACGTGATCCGCGGGAGGTACAGATAGTCCACCTATTGACTCGGGTGGTACTTTTTCTCAGCGATGCCCAAGCCCGGCTCCGGCGACTTCGATATGGAATTTGACCCGGAGTCCCAGACCAGCCTGGCTAGGATCGCCGCCGCGCTTGATCGGATAGCTGAGGCGCAGGAGCTCCTCCTGAAGCTGCAGGCTGGCGCCGCTGGGATGTCGGTCGAGGCGCTGCGCGCGGCACAGATCGAGGACTCACCCAAGGCGGCCACACCCGACGCAAGGGACAGGGCGGGAGCCCCCGCCGCCGCGCCCGCTGGCCTCCCGGTACCGATGGAGTTCCTGGCCCAGTCCCCCCTCGAGCTGGCACGGGCGGAGTACTCCTACCGGGAAGCCGAGAGGGAGTTCGGCGCGGGGAGGGTCCCGGCGGACCTGGATCTCGGGAGGTACGCGGACGAGCGCGAGCTCGAGCTGCCCGAGGGGGAGAGGTTGGTCGAGCCGCTGGGGGCGGTCCCGCTGGACCTCGCCGAGCGCATCGCCGAATGGCGGCGGGGAGAGGAATAGATGGTCTGGCGAGGCAGGCTGCCCGGGGTTGGCCGGCGGGTTCTCACCACGGTGGAGGCGGCGAAGCTCGCCTGCCGCAGGGACCCAGACGCCAAGGTGGAGATAGTGGGGAGAGAGGTCAGGGTCAGCACCTCCGCAGGCCACGGGGTTTTCTCGCTCGAGGCGTGGGAGGGGTGGGTGGACCCGATGGCTGAGGGGCGGCCGGGGAAGAAGCGTGGGTGAAGAGGACGTGGACGCGGCGGCGAGCGCGGCAGCCGCAGCGGACTGGAAGCGCGAGGATGCGGCGCTCATAGCTGTCCCCCCGGGCTCCCGCGGGAAGGAGATCTCGGCCATCCCGCTGCCTGAGGCGCTCGAGGCCGCGTGTGCTGGGTTCGAGACCGCCGCGGGCGGGCGTGCTGCTCTCATCGAGCACCTCTCACACGCTCCACTAGATCAGAAGCAAGAGCTCCTGGTGGGCGCGATCGCCGACCCGCGCAACGACTCCATCAGCCTCGCACGGATCTGCCAGCTCTACGGGATCAAGTTCTCCGCGCTGCTCGGGTTGTTCAGGGACGCCGGGTTCGCGAAGGCGCAGCTCACCGCGATGCAGAAGGTGTGGGGGTACACCCCGCAGCTCGCGGAGGATGTGATGCTGCGGGCGCTGCCGCACGATCTCCCGTGCGGGGCTTGTCTCGGGGAGGGCAAGTTCACCCGCCCTGCCGTGGTCGAGCGCGAGGGCAAGAAGATCACGGTGGAGGAGACTCGCGAGTGCGAGGCCTGCCGCGGGCGGGGGAGCGTCCTGCAGCAGCCCGAGCGCGCGCAGCAGGAGCTGGCGCTGAAGCTCGCGGGGTTGATCCAGCCGGCGGGGGCCCAGCCGAGCACGGTGGTGAATGTCAGCCAGAAGACCGCGGTGGGGATCGCGGCGGCGGGCGGGGGTGGGGTTTTCGCTAGCTTCGTGGCGGCGAGCGATAAGGTGTTGTACCCGGGGAGGGCGGGGGCTGCGCCTGCGCCTGCAGCGGCTCCTGCTACACCAGCGCCTGCGGCCCCCGCAGATGACCCGGTGGATGCGGAGGTGGTGGACCCGTTCGAGGCCGAGGCCGGGGAGATTCTCGGGGAGGAGCCCTGAGCGCTATGGGGCTCTCCGAGGAGTACGAGGTGGAGATTGAGGATCTCCCGAACGGGCACCGGAGGGCGTGCTGCCCGATCTGTAAGATCCCTCTCCCCGAGCGCTGGACCGCTGCGGGGGTGATGGACGAGGTGGTGGGGCACATGAACCTGGAGCACGACGGCGGGGAGCGGACGGGGAGGGCGTAGGCGGCGGCCATGTACCACCCCACCATCATCTCCCGTAGGGTCGCCTCCCTTGCGTCCACCCTCGGGATAACCCCGGTCGAGAGGTCTCCGGAGGAGGTTCAGGGATGGGTCGAGCGCTTGGCCGACGCGCGCGGGCCGAAGGGGGAGGAGCTGCGGGAGATCTCGGAGGAAGAACAGTCGTTTGTCCTCAGCGAGCTCACCCTCTCCAAGTGCTCATACCGGTACTGGGCCGAGCGCTACAGCACCTGCATAGCGAAGGGGAACAGAGAGCAGAAGCTGTTCCCGCTCCTCCCCTCCCAGGAGGTCATCCTCGACGCGCTCGCCAGGCTCGAGCTCGAGGTCGAGGCGTCGCCCGATGAGGACGGGATACTCGTAGACATCCTGAAGGCGCGGCAGATCGGAGGGACCTCCCTGGCGGTGAGCCTCTGCGCCCACCGGCTCCTCCTCCAGACCAACATCAAGGCGGTGATGGCGGCGGACGTCCCGGAGAACGCGAGCTACAACTTCGGGGCTTTCCGGTTGATCTACTACTCCCTCCCGTGGTGGATGCAGCCGGGGCTGACGCGGTACTCCAACACCTACCCGGAGGCGTACGAGTTCTCCACCGGGAGCCAGGTGTGGTGCCACGCTGGGCAGTCCGCGCGAGGGACTGAGGGCGACCGCGGCCAGATCGCGCGCGGCAAGGCGATCTCGGTGTGCCACCTGGGAGAGCTCTGCCTCTGGGAGGATACGAACCAAATCGACGCCGCGCTGGTCCCGGCGCTCGCCCCGGACAAGCGCACCCTCGCGATATTCGAGAGCTCGCCGCTCGGGCAGAGCTCGTGGTGGCACAAGGAGTGGAAGAGCGCGGTGGCGGGGGCCGGGAGGTTCCGCCCGGTTTTCGTCCCGTGGTACGCGGAGACCAACAGGTACCGCCGCACCGCCCCCACCAGCTGGTCACCCAAGCCCTCCACCCTGGCTCACGCGCGGAGATGTGAGGCGCAGGCTCCGGTGTGGCTGGGGAGGAAGATCACCCTCACCCGCGACCAGCTCTACTGGTACGAGACCCGGCGGCTGGCGTACGAGTTCAAGAACGCGCTCTCCACCTTCCTATCCGAATATTCGGCGGACCCCGAGGAGTGCTTTACATTCTCCGGGCGGAGCCTGATCCCGGTGGAGGTGATCCAGCGGGTGAGGGAGCAGGCTAAGCCGATCCTGGCCGCATTCGAGATCGCGCCGCTGATGGATCTGCAGGCTGGGGGGAAGCTGTGAGCGCCGGCTACCGCCGGGGGATCGCGCTGTCGCTGGCCGCGGCTGGAGTCGCGCTCGGGCTGGGCGCCGGGGCCGTCCTCGCTCGGCAGCTCTTCGGTGCGCAGGACCCGCTCCCCTCCTACAAGGGGGCCCCGCGGATCCTGATCCGGCTGAACCACCAGCGCGCGGGGGACACCCTGCGGCTACTACACCCAACCGAGGTCCGCGCCTACGCGACCTTCGACGGCGAGCTCAAGAGCTCCTGGCGGTGCCCGGCGGTCAGCTGGAGGTGCGAGAGGGACGGGATGGTGATCTATGCCTCCGGCGGCCACATCACCTCGGAATGCCGCGAGCTCGACCCCGAGCGGAGATTCGAGTGGGCGGTGGCGGGAGACTTCGGGAAGCTGGTCACCGAACCCTGTACGGTTTATCTCAAGCTGGAGCCGCGGAGCGGGAAGGCTCCGCTCGAGGGCCGCGCCGCGATCGAGTTTGTAAGGGGTGGGTGGTGACTCAGCCCGCCGCGCCCGGCCTCCCGCAGCTCCCTCCGCTCCCCCTCGAGCCCCTCGCGGGCTATGGTCTCGCGCGCGTCCCGGTCGCCCCGCGGCAGGTAGAGGACCTCTTCCAGAAGCTCTTGATCTTCGAGGCCCCGCGCCGAGACCAGCAGTATGTGGTCTCGGTGGATGTGGGCGACGGGATCGGGCAGGACCGCTCGGTGATCGATGTGACCCGGGTGGGGACCATCCGCGATCCCGACGAGCAGGTGGCGACCTGGGTGGACGACCAAACCGACCCGCTCAGCCTGGCTCCCCTGGTCGACTGCATCGGGAGGCTCTATGGGGGCACCGAGACCGAGGCGGTTGTGGCGATCGAGTGCAACAACCACGGGCTGGTCACCCAGGGCGAGCTCCAGCGGCACCTTGGATATCAGAACTTCTTCATCTGGCAGGTGATGGACGCGGCAGACCCCGAGCGCGCCTACACCACCAAGATCGGCTGGTGGACCAACCAGCGCACCCGCCCGATCATCCTGGCGAGGTTTTTCAAGAAGCTCAAAGCCATCGACGCACAGGGGCGGCCGGACTACTGGATCAATTCCCCCTTCCTCATCCAGGAGCTCGCGACCTTCCGGACCCTCGGCGGGATCCGCGAGGCCGAGGCTGATCCCTCCGACCCCGACGCCCACGACGATGCGCTGATGGCGGCGGCGATCGGCTTGCAGGTCTGCTCCACCCTGCAGTACGAGGAGCGGGAGCCAATAGACCAGGCGCGCAAAAGACTTGCCGAAGAGAAGGCGCGTAAGGCAGAATCCGACGGGACCTGGGCCGGGGGGAGAGACTACCAGAACACCGAGGCCACGCTCGAGGAGATGAACGAGGGGGCGCCCAGGGCGCTCGCCGAGCATCGCTGGGCCCAGGGGCAGGACACCGAATGGTAGGCGGAGAGGAGGCTGGGATGCAGATCGGCGAGATCGTGCTCTTCCGGATCGATCAGCACCAGCTGCGCCCGCTGACGGTGGTCCAGGTCCACGCGCCCGACCCGCAGGGCGACCCGGTGGTTTCCGGGGTGGTGGCGCTGGCGCCGGAGGATCGCTCCTCCTGGTGGGTGCTGAACCGCTCCAAGACTACCCCCACGCGCGAGACTCCCTGCTGCTGGGTGGCGAGCGCGGTCGCGGGGGATGAGATCGGGCAGTACCAGCTCCGCATCGAGCGGCGCAGAGAGCCCAGGAGGGCAGAATGATCGTACAGCTACAGATCCCGGACTCCCTGGCGGAGGGCTACAAGAACACCGCGCCCACGGGGAAAACCCTCGAGCAGGTCCTGGTGGATCAGCTCCAGAAGTTCGCCTCCGCGCGCCCCGACGAGCGGTTCATCATCATCGGCACGGCGCACCGCGAGGAGCTCGAGGCCCTGACCACACAGGTCCCGCTGCAGAACGCAGCGCAGCTGGTGCGGGCGGTGAGGGACCTCGCGGGGGTCGAGATCGGGAAGATCCGGCTCCGGTGGACCGCACTCCAGCTCGCGGAGATCAAGCGGAAGGCCGAGCGCTGGGGCACCACCCCCGAGCTCTGGGTGGAGGCAAACGTCCGGAGGATTCTCGAGGAGCAGGTGCTGAGCACGAGCCCGCGGCCGGGGGAGATGTTGGAGCCGAAGCCTGCGCCGGCGGCGGTCCCGCCCGCCCCGGCCCCCGCGGTGGTCCGGAGGTAGATATGCCGGTCCTCCACGACCTCGCCTGCCCCGCTCCCGGCTGCACTGAGGAGCGATTTAACGAGTGGTGGCCCACCGAGCAGGTCTGCCCGGTCCACGCCCTCCCGCTCGAGATCGTCTACCACCCGAAACACTATCGGCCCTTCGAAGCCTTCACCTACGAGGAGGAGGGCACCGGCCGGCAGGTGGAGGTGAACTCGCTCCATCAGCTCCGCGAGATCGAGGCGCGGAGCGTAGCGGAGTGGGAGCGCGGCGCGGGCCGTCCGGTGATCTTCCGGCAGTTCACCCAGGACCGCTCGAATCGCGACGAGAACGTCTTCCAGAAGCTCCACCCGCAGGTCGAGAGGTCCAAGCTGGTGACCCGGAACTCCCGGGGGATCCCCTACATCACGCACCGCACGGGTCCGCCGATCCCGTACGAGGAGGACTAGATGCCGCTCCCGCCCACCCCGCCCGCCCGCACGGTCGACTTCTCCTCCGGGGGTGGCGGCAGCGACAACCCACCGCCTGCCGCCCAGCCCGCCCGCCTGCACGGCTGGCTCCTCGAGCGGCTCCAGGAAGGCGACAGGATCAACCGCACCGACCCCGCCTGGGCGCGCGCGGCGAACCTCATCGCGGATGTCATGGGAGACCAACCCACTGGGGAAGGTGGGTACCCCACCCCGCCCGGCGCGGAGTCCCGCAAGGTGGTCCTCAACCAGATCCGCAAGGCCATCAACACCCACGCTTCCATGCTCACCGATGTCAAACCGCTCTGGGAGTGGCGCACACAGAACGACCAGTTCAAGTCCCACGCCACGCGCTACAACGACCTCCTGGTGGTGTGGTGGCTCAGGACCTTCGCGGACCTCGAGCTGGCGGACGGGGTGAGGTACGCCGCCACCATCGGCTCCTCGGATGTGGTGTTCGAGTGGGACAAGAACTTCAACGGCGGGGACATGCGGATGTCCGCGCGTGACTGGCGGGATACCGTCCCGATCCGGCCGGAGAAGTCCGCCTCCCTCCAGGACTGGGAGGGGGTGATCTTCTGCGAGTCGCACACCCCGGCCAAGATCCGCTCGGTGTTCCCCGGCTCGCGCGAGATCATCGCGGACGCTGGCGCGGGCGGCGGGGTGGGGGTTTTCACCCAGTACCGCAAGGTCACCTCCCCGGAGAAGGAGGTCGGGACCCTCTCCGGGCTGGGGGCGAAGGACCCCTCTCGGTACTCCGCCCAGCACGCCCAGCCGCTCTGCATCGTCTATCGGGCGTATCTCCGCGACCGCTCGATAAACCTCACCGACCGCGCAGTGCGGATGGGGCCGCTCGAGTCCAACTGGGGGTACTGGGTGGCGCCGGGCAAGCCCCTCTACCCGCGCGGGCGGCATGTGGTTTTCACCGCGAAGGGGATTCTGTTCGACGGGCCGAACCCGTACTGGCATGCCAAGTGGCCGCTCTCGCGGCTCTCCCTGCAGCGGTGGCCGTGGCTGATGGTGGGGATGCCGCTGGCCTACGACCTGCGCTCTCTCGCCGCGATGCTCAACATCACGGTGAACGACATCCTGCAGGTTTTCTCGCAGTGGGTGCACCGCGGGAGCGTCTGGGGAAAGAACGCGCCGGAAAGCCAGTTCCAGCGGTTCGACTCCTCCAAGCCGAACTTCAAGGTGCGGCAGAACCAGCTGGTGGGCACCGGGTTCCAGCTGCTCGACGGGCCGCAGCTTCCGCCCTGGACCATGCAGTTCCTCCAGCAGCTTTTCGCCAAATGGGACGAGATCTCCGGAGTGGCGAACCTCTCTCAGCTCATCCAGCTGAGGCAGTCCCCCGCGGCCGACACCCTCGACAAATACATGCAGGCGATGACCCCCGAGATCCGGATGGAGGCCCGGCAGATCGAGCTCTTCATGCGGGACATCGCCGAGATGTTCCTCTACAACGCCGCGCAGTTCTACTCGATGGAGCGGAGGATCACGATCCTCGGTGACGCCGGGGCTACGCTCGAAGACAAGGACCGCGACCCCGGCACGATGGTCCCGGCGATGGCTCCGGGGACGGTGGGGTATGTCCCGCAGCTGGACTCCGGGCTCCCCACCGACGAGCGCGCGAGGTACTACCTCAGGCAGTTCGGGTTCTATGTGGCCCCGAGCTCCATCCTCGCGATCCACGCGCAGGAGCGGAAGATGATGATGCTGCAGCTCTCGCGGCAGGGGTATGTGGATCTCTGGACCACCCTCGAGACGCTCGAGGTCCCGAATGTGGGCGAGCCGCCGATGATGATGCTCCCGAAGGAGCTCACCCCGCAGGAGGCGGCCAACCTCCCGCCAGACCCGACCACGGGCCAGCCGGCGATCCCGACTGAGCTCCGCCGCCCGCGCACGATTATAGAAAGGCTGCAGGCGCAGCGGCAGCTGGGGATCGGGCAGACGGTCAGCGCCGCGGGGAGGAAGGCGAGCGGACAGGAGCCACCGCAGCTGAAGGCCCGCCCGGACGGGTCCACAACGGTCACCGAAAGCTAGGAGCCAAGAGATCTATGCGAAAATCCTTCTACAGCCTGCTCCTCGCGGTCGGGGCGGCGGGGTTCCTCGCGGTCCCGCTGCTCGCCGCTTCCAGGTGGTACTTCACCACCGCGACCTTCACAGACGTCTCCAGCACCAAGACCTTTTCGGACGCGGCGGGGGCGTTCAACGCGCGGAGCGTTTGTGTTTTCAACGACGACGCGGACCAGACCGATTCGATCTATGTGAGTCTCAAGGGCGCCGCCGCGACCACCAGCGACCCCGAGATCAAATACGCCGATCGCTGGAGGTGCTACACGTTCGACCCGGTGGCGGGTGGAGACGGGTGGACCAGGGTGGATGTGATCTGCGCCAGCGGGAAAACCGCTGCGGGCAGGGTGGAGGCGATGCGATGACGCCGGCGAAGACGGCGAAGATGGGAGCGGTGCTGGACCGGGTAGTGGGCGCGGCGATCGTGGTTTTTGTGCTAGGGCTTTTCGTGGCCGACCTGCAGCCGACGCGCGCGGAGATCCTACCGGCGTCGGGGGGCGGGAGCGGGACCAGCGCTACTGCGACGCCTGCACCTACGGCGACCCCGGTCCCACCGGGGGGCTCGAATACCCAGGTCCAATACAATAACTCTGGTGCGTTTGGTGGTGCTGCACAGTGGACTTATAACAATTCGACCGGGGCGCTGACCGGAGCGGCGGACACTGACTTCAATATCGGCACGA